AGCACAGAGTCCTACCAGAACAGATTGGGGTCTGTTGCAAACGCAGTATCAGGACTTGAGAACAGAAGAATTAATACAAGTTACGGCTGTACGTTCTACCCATGGGTTAGAATCAGAGACGATATCTCTAACGCTTCTCTCTGGGTACCACCTTCCGTAATTGCAATTGGTACAATGGCCTCCTCCGAGGCTCGTTCTGAGCTTTGGTTCGCCCCAGCAGGGTTCACTAGAGGTGGCCTAAGCACTGGTGCTGGTGGCTTCCCTGTCCTCTCTACGACCGAGAGACTACGCAGAGAAGACAGAGATGATCTCTACGAAGTGAACATCAACCCAATCGCTACATTCCCAAGTGAGGGTATCGTTATCTTCGGGCAGAAGACGCTTCAGGTCACACCATCTGCATTGGATAGAATTAATGTTCGTAGGCTTCTAATCTTCATCAAGAAGAGAATTTCTAGAATTGCCGCTAGCATCCTGTTCGATCAGAACGTCAAGACAACTTGGACTCGCTTCAAGAATGAAGCTGACAAGTTCCTTGGTTCTGTACAGGCAAGACTTGGACTAACCGAGTTCCGAGTGATTCTTGATGAGTCAACAACGACACCAGACCTAGTAGATAGAAATATTTTGTACGCCAAGGTATTCCTCAAGCCTGCTAGATCCATTGAGTTTATCGCTGTGGACTTCGTAATCACCAGAACTGGTGCGTCATTTGATGACTAAAACATATTTAAAGACTAATTAATATTAGAACTACAAGGAGACTAACTTAATATGGCAAGTTCAGCAGGTTTTTGGTCCGCTTCACAAGTATCACCAAAAAGAAATTTTAGATTTTTAGTAAGAATCGGCTCAATGCCTGATGGAGCTACTTGGTATGCTAAGTCTGTCACTAAGCCAGAGGTGACAATCGGAGCCTCAACGCATGAGTTTCTAAACCATACATTCTATTACCCAGGGAAGGTCACATGGAACGCAGTCACAGTTGAGTTAGTTGACCCAGTTAGTCCAGACGCTGCTGCTAACCTTTCCAGAATCCTTTTGGATTCAGGTTACCAGCCCCCAGGTGCTCCAACTGATGTTACATCTGTGTCCAAGAAAGAAGCAGTAGACGCAGTCCAGTCGGTGGTCATCGAACAGATTGATTCTGAGGGTGAAGCAATTGAGACTTGGACTCTTACCAACGCTTTTATTACGAAGATTAACTATGGTGGCAAACTTGAGTATGGTTCGGAGGGGCTTACAACTATGAGCGTTGAGTTCCGCTATGACTGGGCTTCCATCACAACATCAGGCAAGGCAGACCCAGGTCCTGGGCAGTTTGATCCTGCACCAGGCCTCAACAAGTACTGGGCACCAGGCCAAACTTACGATTGATTTAAACTAGAGGTGTTTATTGTCTAAGAGAAATAACGGGGCGAGGACAGCCGCACCCCAGGCTCCCCCTACCCCACAGAGATCTAGTGGTGCTTTGAACTTTACAAAGCCCACAGAATTTGTCGAACTACCGACAGAGGGGAAATTTTACCCTGAGGGTCACCCACTTCATTTGGTAAAAGAAGTAGAGATTAATTATATGTCCGCTAGGGAAGAGGATATCCTAACTTCTCAGGCGCTTATTACTCGTGGTGTCATGCTTGATAGGCTCATTGGCAGCGTGCTTGTGGACAAAAGTATTGATGTGGACACCCTTTACCCAGGAGATAAAGACGCCATTATTGTCGCTGCCAGATCGACCGGGTATGGGCCAGAGTATGTCTCAAACGTACAGTGTGGGTCTTGTGGTGCGAGGCATGAGCATGTCGTGGACCTTGCCAAACTACCTATTAAGCAGGTACCAGAAGACATTAGCCTTACCCCATCGGGCACTTTTACTGTTATGCTCCCAATCACAGGTTTCATGGTCGAGATGAGAATATTAGACTCTAGAGCCCAGAAATACCTAGATAATACTCGCGCAGCAAATAAAAAAAATAACTTACCGGAGAGAAACAGGACAGACTTGTTGAAGATGATTGTGGTTTCTGTTAATTCCGTAACGGACAGAGCAGAACTCGATGCATTCATCGATTCCATGCCCGCGCAAGACTCAAGAACACTTAAGAAATCTTATGATCGTGTCAGTCCATCTTTACTTATGGAACAAAGAGTGGAGTGCCCTAATTGCCAAACAGTGGTGGTCCGGGAGGTACCACTAGGTGTTGACTTTTTTTGGCCTTCCTGACGACTACATAGAGTCCATTTACGAAGAATTTTTCTTTTTAAGTTATTATGGCAACTGGTCTTTTGCAGAGGCATATTCACTTCCCGTTGCAATACGGAGATGGTTTGTGAAGCGCCTTGTTAAGCAAAAAGAGCTAGAGACTAAGAAGAAGTAAATATACTTTGCACGACTATTTAGTTTAAGAAGGTGGGGTTTTAATGTCAATATTCGACAGCGATGGTGATGGAAAGCCTGATCTTAAGGGCATGAAAGACGCTAAAGATGCAGTTGCGGATTTTTTCACGAGCTTTGATCCTGCTACCCAGACGGTTGAGTTTTTGGAAGAAAAGCTGAGGGATCTTGCCAGCTCTGCGATAGAAACCTTTGAAGCGTTTGGGTCGGGCGCTGGCGTTTTTGCTGCGTACCAACTTCAGACTACGGCAATAGTAGATACTAGTGTGCCTTTGATAGGTGGCTTAACTAGAACAACAGCAGCGCAGCTAGAAGTGGCCAGGGCATTCAATGAAGGGACTGGTTTTGCGGGCCAGTTCAACGAAGTTCTGGGCGATGCTGTGTTTAGGAACAGACAGTTTGGCGTGTCGGCTGAGAAAGCTTCTACGCTGGTAAAAAACTTAAATACAAACTTTACTGACTTGTCAATAGGGGGTATAAGCCAGACAGAAAATGCACTTATCGACGCAGCGTTTGTGTTAGAAGGAGTAGGCGTTAGTTCAGAACTGTCTACTAAAGCATTTCAAACGCTTCGAAAGGCGTTCAACCAAACGGACGCTGAGATAGTTAGAACAACCCTTGGGCTAGAAAACTTTGCCGAAGAGCTTGGTGTTAGTTCAACAGAAATATTTACTACATTTACCGAACAAATGCCAGTTCTTGCTATGTTTGGAAACGAGGCAGAGCGAGTTTTCAGACAAACAGCAGCAGCCGCTAAATCTTCTGGATTAGAATTTACTAAGATGATGAGTTTATTCGATGCCACTGATACGTTTGAGGGTTCTGCTCAAGCGGCAGGGCAGCTAAACGCTCTATTGGGTGGCCCTTTCCTAAACACTGTTGAGTTGACAATGGCCGAGACTCCTGTGGAGAGGATGCAGTTGTTGTCGCAAGCGTTTCAAGATGCTGGCATAAGTGTAGAAGATATGTCAAGACGACAGAGACAAGCATTTTTATCGGTTTTGCCTGAATTGAAAAACACAGAGGACCTAGCTAAACTGGTAACCGGCGACTTCTTCTCTCTCGCAGACGCTACTGGAGCTACTGCTAAATCTGTACCCGAACTTGCAGAAGAAGCATCGAAAATGAGAACAGCACTTGATAATGCAAAGGTGGCTGAGGATGTGGCTCTGGCCCCAATACTCGAAGAAAACTTTAGAATACTAAACGACATTAATGAAAACGGGTTTTTAGGTTTGATCGACTCGGCAGAAGAAGCCCGTGAAAAACTTGAAGGAACTCTCGCACCAGTCATAGATGCCTTGAAATTTGGTATTGATGGAGTCAACTCATCGCTTGGGCTTTCGGGCGAAAACCTGGAGAACTTCCGGGACCAGGCCCTTGCGTCTCAGCAGCAGACGGCCAGACAACCCATGACTGGCGATGCGTCAGGGCAGCCAATTATACAATTGCAACTATTTATTGATGGTAATGAGGTGCGTAGCGCCATTAAACGTACAAACTGAGGAACTTGAACTATGTATGATCCAACAGATTTACTAGAACAAAAAGGGCAAGTATTAGAATTTTACCAAACGTTCTCAGGTGCTACAGTATCGTTCAAGGCTTTCTTGGAAGCATACTCCGAGACCTATCAGTGCCGCTGGACGCCACAGCCGGTTTTTGGTAGGCCCGATCCAATACAGACATATCAAGGAACCCAGAGAACCCTAACTTTAAATTGGAAAATTCCAGCATTCAGTCTAGAAGATTCAATAGGCAACTTGCAGAAAACTTCTACGCTAACACGCATGCTATACCCAGAATACTCAAAAGTTGATAGTGCATCAACAATATCAAAAGGGCCGCTTGTAAAGATAAAATTTGCAAATCTTATTTTTGATGCATCAAGGGGATTTAACGGAGACGTAAGAACTTGCGGACTTCTTGGGGTTATAAACAGCATGACATGGAATCCCAACCCTAGAGAGGGATTTTTTGACCCGGTCAACAAATTGTACCCAAAGCTAATAACTCTACAGATGTCTTTTACAGCACTGCATCAGCACACTCTTGGGTGGGAGAAGGCAGAAGCTATCCTGAAAAAGCCCCCTGAAGTGTCTGTCGAGGAACAAGATGGCACGACTACATCGAGGAAAAGTAAGGATTTTAATAAAATTAATGATCGTAGGCAAGATTTTGCTGAAAACGCTGCGCCCACATGGGGTTCAGATGCCTCGCTTTTCCCCTGGTCTGCCGGGGCTCAAAGAGGTCCTACCACATTCATAGGCAACTTCGACACGGGAGAGATAATACAAGAAGTCGCAGTCAGTGAGTTTTTAGGGGGGGATGACTAATGTCGAGATACTCTGGTAGAGAAACTTTTTTTAATGACGAAGAGTTATATGAATCTACGTTTGATGAAAGAGAAGTTAATGGAATTAGACAATACTCCACTCCTATCTTAAAGCACCCCACAAAACAGCAGGTCGCGTCACTTAGGACAGTTCCGCATGTTTGGAAGACTGGTGACAAGTATTTTAAACTTGCTTTTGATCACTATGGAGACCCTAAGTTGTGGTGGGTATTGGCATGGTTTAATAAAAAGCCAACCGAATCTAGCTTAAATTATGGTGATGTGATATACATTCCTCACCCAATAGATCGGGTTCTGACGTATTTAGGAGTTTAAGATGTCGGGCGAGAACACAGACACAAGGCCCGTCGAGGCAAATCCTAGCGGTCCTGACGAGGTAACCAACGTCCCGACAAGTGCAGGCTCAGGCCCACTTCAGGAGATAACAGCTGGCGCTAGCTACGGCACAGGCCTGCCTTTGGAAAGAGACCCAGATCGCAGTAGCGAGAGATTTGCCTTAGGAAACAATTTACAGGCTGGCTATGGAGATACAAATGTTGCCAACCTACAGAGGTATATGGCACAAGAATTAGACCCGAATTGGGATGGCAACGCATACGGCAACACAGCGGAACTCCCCAGGTTTGGTATTGATGGGGCATGGGGCTGCGAAACTCAGGGAGCCTTCAATAGGTTGCTTGCTAAGAAGGGCATAGATCCATGTAGCGAGTCGGGTGACAGCGAGTGTGGCCCAGGTGTTCCCATGTGCGTGCTTGACGAGGAGACTCTTAACAAGCTTAAAGAACAAGATGCTGAGGCCCAAGAGGAGAAAAAAGAGGATTCAGGGGACGAGGGCGAGAAAAAGGAAGATAAGTCAGTTTTTCCTGTTTTTGACGACCAATGTTTCTTAATTAATAGAATTAAAGAGGTAATTGAAAAAAGTGAACCCCAGATACCGCCAGCCACATTCCACGAGCTACCACAAGTCCCGCAAACAGATAGAACAAAGATAAAGTATAAGAATATCCACAAGATATTTACAAAAGACCCTGGGACTATAATGAACCGCCTCAGGCTAACAAAGGGTTGCACTGAATTCTTAAACATACGGCACTTTCAATTATCACAACTCACACCTACGGTTAGGTTGTACAAACAGTATTATGAAGGCCCAAACAAAAAGCCTAGAGAAGTTGAGATGGAATTTTCAACTTACGTGGATCCTGTCAAAGATTTGCAGGCGATGCTAGAAAGCCAACTTCAAAGAGGTATTGGCGTGGGCATAAGTAGCTTCGACTTTACATTGCAGGGTGTGCAACCAGCAACAGCCAAAAAGGATATCGAAGCAAAAATGGTCATATATGCACAGAACTTCAATGAATTGTTCAGGCCAAGACAAGGCATTGATCAAAACGGCGAAACATTAAAAGGCGGATATCGATTTATAGACTTGTTGCTGCTTGAGCCAAAGTATAGGTTTATCCAGGACCCAGACACAAACCAAAAAATAAGAGAGTTCAATCCTAATTTCTACGAAATAAAAGTAAACGCTGGGTGGGCTGCTACTGGGGGTGGTGGCCTTTTGTCAGAAGATTTATCCTCCGCGATTAAAGATAATCAAATGGAGATGTTCTTGGTTGTCACGGACCACAACTTTGATTTTTCTGATGATGGGTCGGTTAGCCTAACTATAAACTTTAGGGCAAGGCTAGAGTCATTACTGCTTGACAAGAGGTCAGATGTTCTGTTTGACGAAGAAACAGTCAGAAAGAGAACGGAAAGAAGAAATAAAATTAATGAGCTGGCCTTAGCCAAGTCTAAACTAAACGAAGAGAAGGTTAAGTGCGAAGACGATACTATAAAAAAACTTCAAGATATATATGAAAAGAACGCTGAAAAAGAAAGGGAGGAGTCCTATCTATCCTTATTGCGGCAGCTTATGTTGGAGGGATGTATCTACACGGCTAAGCTGGATGCCGTTAGCACTGGCCTTTTAACAACTAAAGTGAAGTCAGAAGAACGCCCTAGGCTCGATACCTCCGAGGCTGCTGTGCCATTTGAGGTTGTCAATTATTTGTGTAGCGATGGCGATGACTTGTTAAATTCAGACCTATTGGCCCCTGGTGAGAGAAAAATAAACTTCTTTTTCCTTGGGGACCTAATCGCTCTGTCGGTCAATAACGTAATTGACAAAGCACAGAATTTAAGTTCAGATTTGCGAAAGATAAACTACGGCAACATAAGATTTGTTCTAGGTCCAGCGCCGTTTGATGACCCAAATCCTAGCTCAGATAATGTTTTGGCGGGCCTGAACATAGCCGATATACCCATATCAGTAGAACTTTTTGCGGACTTTATGAGAGAGAAAGTTATTAAGGGGCGCAGAAATACTTACCCATTGTTGATATTCTTGCGAGATTCAATTAGATCTCTTATGTTTGAGGCTTTAGGGCCAGAATGTGGGAGCGGTGATAATCGCAGGGCGTTACTGTTAGACACGGCGCAGATAAGCGCAGATTCAACTGCCTCAGGTGGCGACCCAATGGCAGAAAAAATTGGACAAGATATTGGACTAGACTTAGATAAGTACGGTAATAATCTGCCTATCCCCGTCGAAGATAGCGGTGGCCTTTTTGGACGGAAAAATAAAAAGGTAAAGGGTCGAACAGAATTTGTGTTCGACTCATTCAACAAGAAAAGTCTTGACGACAGTTTTGAATATTTCGTTATTTACGCTTTCGGAAGAGACCCGGTTAAACTTAGTTTTGAGGAAGGAGATGGTGGATATTCCTCTAGATATGAAAGAGACCTTTCTAGTGGAATCTTCCATGCAACAACCGGCTTAGATAGGGGGCTGGTCCGGAGCATGAAGTTTAATAAAACCGATCAAAAGTTTCTAAGGGAACTGAGATACGAGCAGAGTGATTTTAAGCCAGAGCTTCAACTGTCGAATGTCTACAACTGCACAGTTGATATGTATGGCAACAATTTATTTTTTCCGGGCGCACAACTTTTTGTAAACCCCAGGGGGCTAGGTTCAGACTTGTTAGGTGACCCTGGCAAGAAAAATAGCAATGCAAACCTGATGGGATTGGGCGGCTACCACGTAGTTAAGCAAGTTAAACATAGTATCGGGCTTCAAGGTTACAGAACGACCCTTGATTGTTTGTTTACGACTAGCGGCGATGGCTTGGGATCAATAATGACTCAAAAAGAACGCGTTGGCGATACAACAATTATGGAGTGTGCCGACCTACAGAAGGAGGCAGAAAAGCTGGCTAATGAGATGGGCGGGTCTTTGAGCGGTAAACAGGTCACAAAAGGAGAGTAGCCATGAGTTTTAGAAAATTTGATGGTAAGAATATAGAGGCAAGCTCGAAAACGCTTTTTGACGAAAGAGGCAAGTACAGCAATGAAGCTGTTCCTTTTGAAATAAACAACAGATTCCCAGGTGTGTTTAGAAATTTCTGGTTTATAGAGAACATGTACTATGGGAGAATAGATAGAAGTCACAAATTCATGATATTGAAAGAAGAAAAGCTAGCTACGGTTGACGGTGCCGACAGCAAAACTATTTACATGGTTGATTTTGCAGCGCAGGCACTCAGTGACTTTATTCGTGAGCACAAAAGGGCTGTTACGGCCAGCAAAATTCAAAAAAATGATGAGTTTTTGTCCGAATTAAACCCCCAAAGGGCACATGAGCCGCTTTTAACTAGCTATGATCTACACATGAACAGGCTAAGAGACGCAGTTCATACAAAAATGATACAATCTACTGCTGAGGTTACAAATTTCGATGAATTCATAAAGTTTTTTGTAAGAGAGACGGGACAGAGTGGAGAGCCTCAGCCACTAACACTAACAGGGTTCGTGTCTAGCAGACTGTGTTCACCTATGACCACCGGACTGTTTGTTAATTTGGTAGATTTAGACCCTGGCGATGACAAGCCAAAGATTTCTAGCATTATCGATAGGCCTAATTTTCAATTTGTGGTAGATAACGCGCTTACGCATGGTTTTATGATCGACTATAATGATCCCACAAGACTCTGTGCCAATCTCGGGTCTCTTGAAATGGAAAGGTATATGCAGGCATATGGAACAAATTCACAAAGCGTGTTTAACGATTATTACGATACAATCTATGATATTGATCACGTTTATTTAATGAGATATATGAAAAAGTTTTATAATCGCTTCGTGAGGCTTCGTCCCAATATTCGAAAAGAGCAAACAGTTAACAAAAAGATCAATAAGGTGTTCAGATATGTAGAGAAGAGAAAGATTCTGACTGATTTTGAGCTAGAAAATAGATATGGAGTAGATTACCGGATTGAACTTTACGCGACGTTGAGAAATAGGGAGTCGGGCAATCGGTACTCGCAGGCACTACAGGATAAAATTATAAGCAATGCGAAACTATACAACAAAACCAGCGGTGTCTCTAGATCACTTGAGTATATTGACTATCAATTTGTTGGTCTTTTGAGCGACCCAGGAGCCTACAATGGCTTCACCGCGAAAAAAGATATAAAAGCAAGCGGACAGAAAACTTCTGGACAAGACATGGAGGATTTGTTAAGAAGGTCTGTAGCAGAATCAAGAGACACGCTGTATTAGGAGAGTCTTTGCTTTTTCAGACACTAGACGACAAAAATGAATGTGTGGCCTATTACCAAGATGGTGAGTTGTTGAACGAGCTTCTTCCTTCGATGACTCACACCTGGGCAACGCCTACTTATCTCAAGGGTAAAGACATCGAGTATGCTTACCTATATGCACAAAGCAGTCTCAAAGATGCCTGCCCTGACTACCTCAAAAAAGAGCTAAGCGAGTGCTCAGACCTTCTAATGGCCTATATGAGGTCAATGGCACAAGCCAAACTAGACATGGATCAGCATTGTTTCTATGATTTGGTGCCGGACCAGTTCTTGATAAGATTTTGTGAGATTAAAAATAAGATTTCTAAACATGTGTTTGATAATTGCCCTAAGCCAAGCGATTATGAATTTTTGAGTGATCTACATCAAATTTGCCAAGAAATTTCTTTTCGCAAGCTGAACTTGGATTTTTCGTCAGTCCTTAGAGATACAACAGATTTCGCATCAAGAAACAAACTCAAGAGTGTTCGCGCTGCCGCACCATACGTTCGTTACGATATCTTTGGATCAAGAACCGGTAGGCTAACAACGAAGCCTAACAGTTTTCCGATATTAAACCTTAAGAAGCAGTTTAGGCAGGCGATCAAGCCCACTAATGATTTGTTTGTTGAGTTGGACTACAACGCTTTCGAACTTAGGGTAATGCTTTTCTTGATGGGCAGACCACAGCCAAATATTGATATTCACGAATGGAATGTGAGCAATGTTTATCGTGGAGTGCCTACACGAGATGAGGCAAAAACAAAGATTTTCGCTTGGCTGTACAACTTAGATTCTAATGACCGTCTACCAGAAAAAGTCTACAATAGACAGGAAATCATCAACAAATACTGGGACGGTGCTAAAGTCGTAAATCCTTTTGGCAGGTCCATAGAGTCAGACAAGTTCCATGCTATTTCTTATTTAATCCAGAGCACAGCAGTGGACATAGTCCTCAGGCAAATGATTGAAATTGACAAACTGCTTAAAGATAAAAAATCGTTTATCGCATTTACAGTTCACGACTCAGTTGTTATAGACATGGCCTCAGAGGATTTTAAAATGCTAAGTGAAATCAAAAATAAGTTCTCTACTTATGGTGGAACGCAGTTTTTGGTCAACGTATCTGCTGGGCATGATTTTGGTAATATGAGGGACATAGAATGAATATTGTGGGACTAGGGCAAGCTGGGTGCAATATAGCAGATACCTTTAGGCAGTACCCTCAATACACCGTATATAAAATTGACAAAGGTATTACTGGTGAACGCTGCCTTAGTGTTCCCGCACAACAAGGGCCTGAGGAATACGAAGAAAGCGCCCAGGACTATAGCAATTTCTTTTCTGATATTTCTGGGGAAGTGCTGTTCGTTGTCTCCGGGTCTGGTGACATATCAGGCATGTCATTGGCTTTGCTTGAGCAACTAAAGGACCGAACCGTAAGTGTGTTATATGTGCAGCCGAGCACCAAGAACCTCACGGGTAGAAAGAAAATGCTAGAGCGAGCCACATTTGGGATATTGCAACAGTATGCTAGGTCGGGCCTCATAGAAGAAATTTTTCTAGTCAATAGCGAAGCAGTGGCCAAGTCGGCAGGAAACTTGCCTGTGATAGGATACTTCGATAAGATCAATCAGATGATTGTTTCTTGCATGCACTTCATCAATGTTTTTGAAAGAACTGAACACATCTACGGTGTTGTTCAAGGCAAGGATAACGTTTGTAGAATATCAACTATCGGCATGTTGGACACGGACACGTCAGAAGAAAAAATGTTTTTTGACCTTGACCTCATAAGAGAAAAGAGTTATTTTTACGCCATGAGAGAAGAAAGACTACTTAATGAAACAAATATGATTCAAGCACTAGAGGAAAAGCTTGAAGAGAAAAAGACTGAGTGGTTGACAAACTTTTCTTACAGGTTATACTCAACCGAGTATGAAACAGATTTTGGATTTTGCATTCACAGAACTTCAAAAGTTCAGGGGGAATAATGAGAGCGTTTGTAGGAACATTTACTAAAGCTGACGGTACATCAAGAACCATGTACTTTGCTAGACTAGAAGATTTGCCACCCGGCTTTCTCGATGCTAAGACAACTGGCACGGGTACATCGCCAACACAAAAGGGCAACAAAGAACTGGTTTGGGATTTGCAGAAGCAAGACTTTAGAGTGTTCGATTTTTCGCAGCCCACCACAGCTTTTGAGTACGACGAAAATAATTTAGTTTGACAAGTTTAGCGTAAGGGGATATTAGCTCTTGCGACTATAGGGTAGCCACCCACATTTAACAATAGGAGAAAAAATGGCTATTAATCTAGATAAGATGAGAAGTAAGTTGGATCGACTTGAGGGCAAGAACGCCCGAAAGGAGAGTATGTTTTGGAAGCCTCAGGATGGCGAGCAGACCATTCGTATCCTTCCAGTAGCGGACGGAGACCCCTTCAAGGAGTTCTGGTTCCACTACAATCTCGGCGAGAACCGAGGGTTTTTGAGCCCTAAGCGTAACTACGGTGAGGATGATCCTCTTGACGCTTTTGTGCGAAAGCTCTTTAACGAGGGCACCGACGAGTCAGTTAAGATGGCAAAGAATCTTATGGCACGTCAGCGTTTCTTCTCCCCTGTCATCGTTCGCGGTGAGGAAGAGAAGGGCGTTCGACTCTGGGGCTACGGCAAGATGGCTTACAAGGAGCTAATCAGCCTCGCACTTAACCCAGACTACGGCGATATCACAGACCCAGAAAACGGGACTGACCTTGTGATCAAGTACGGAAAGCCAGCGGGAGCTTCTTTCCCACAAACACAGATCACGCCTCGCCGTCGATCCTCCCACTTGAGCGAGGACCCTACTCAGTCTGATGAGTGGGTTAACGGAGTGCCTGACTTTGATCAGGCATTCGCTGAGTCCCGAAAGACTCCAGAGGAAGTCGGTCAGATGCTTGACCAGTGGCTTTCATCTGAAGACTCAGGTGGCGAAGATGTCGAGCGCTACGGTTCGTCCACAGAATCTACTGTGGACAAGAAGTTGGACGAACTACTAAACAGTAGTGTACCGTTCTAAGTTCCCCCCGCCGCAGGGAGGCACGGGCTGAAGGGCAGACCCAATCCCATCTAATAGGTGCCTCATATTTTATGGAGAAAAGATGAATATCAATTTTAGTGAGTTAATTAAGAATACTTACGTTAGAGCAGCACTAGTAGTGGCAGCAATCGCTATTGTGTTTACACTACTAGGCAATGGTGGAGAGGCAGGAGAGACTGTCGCACAGACTAACGACCCAGGAGTCGATCAGCAGTTGCATACAGTTTCAGCTGGGGAGACCACCAACAATGAGACTACTACCGAAAAGGAGATCCTAGAGGTTGTGGTCGAGGGTAACAGCAACGAGGAAGTTGCTGAGGAGGTTGAATAATGAGAAGCCTTTTTGTAATAGCCGCAGCTTCAATGCTTTTTGCGGCAGGGTGTGGTGATTGTGAAACTGAAGATGATACTGCTGTAGAGCAGGATACAACTGAAGTTACTACCGAGGATACAACCGAGGAGACAACCGAAACCCAGTCACCTGTTGAGGATCCAGAGGATACTGCAACAGAAGACACAGGCACCGACGACACTGGGTCATCTGACACAGGAGAGTAGGCGCTAATATACCGCAGGAAGGCACGGGTTACAGGTGCCTTATTTTTTTTATAGGGGAGTAGTATGCCAAGAGGAAAAGCAAAAGTAGGGAATGTCTCAATGGGAGACATGATGAAGCGACTGAACAAAAGGTACGGTATGCAGGTCGCTCACGATTTAACACAAGAGAATCCAACAGAAGTAAAGGGGTGGATACCCACAGGCTCCAGATGGCTAGATTCGATTATCTGCAAGGGCCATATGGCTGGAATCCCGGTCGGCAAGATCACGGAGATCGCAGGTCTATCAGCCACTGGTAAAAGTTATTTGGCTGCGTGCATCGCAGCAAACGCACAAAAGCTAGGACATTACGTTGTTTACTTTGACTCAGAGAGCGCTATCGACCCGGCTTTCTTATCAAATGCTGGCATAGACACAAGCCCTGAGCGTTTTATGTATATTCAAGCAATTACTGTTGAACAGGTGCTTGAGATGATTGAAGAATTTGTTGGCATGGAACAAAAGATGCTTTTCATCTGGGATTCAATAGCCAACACTCCAACAGAGTCTGACAAGGAGGGTGGGTTCAATCCAAACTCGTCAGTCGGCAAGAAAGCTAGGACCTTGTCTCTAGCCTTCCAGAAGCTAACGATACCACTTGCAAACGCACAGTGTACTTTACTTGGCCTCAACCAACTTAAGACTAAGATCGCTTCTACTCATGCCGAGAGAATGGAGGCGATGTCAGAGCCATACACAACGCCCGGTGGCAAGTCAATGGTATACGCTTCCTCCCTTCGCATTTGGTTGACAAAGCGTAAGTCAAAGGCAGCGTTCGTGACTGATGAGAATGGTTTTACCATTGGATCTGAGGTTAAGGCAACGCTTAAGAAGTCTAGATTCGGGACAGAACGTCGCCAATGCACCTTCCAGATTATGTGGGGAGATGATGACGTTAGAATTCTTGATGAAGAATCTTGGTTCGAAGCAGTCAAGAGTTCAGAGTTCATTAAGCAGACAGGTGCTTGGTATACCTTAGTCTTTGATGATGGCACCGAGCAAAAGTTCCAAGCTACAAAGTGGTCAGAATACCTACAGGATGAAAAATTCAAGAACAGAGTGCTTGAACTTATGGATATCGAGGTTATAGGCAAGTACAAGGATCGTGAAGGTGATATTACAGCGTTTGAAGATGTAGACGCACAAATGTGAGCAAACTGGTGAGGTGGCCGAGTGGTTTAAGGCTCTGGTCTTGAAAACCAGCGTACTGAAAGGTACCGTGGGTTCGAATCCCACCCTTACCGTTTGCACTCATATTAGGGGGGATTTTGAAAAGGGTAATGATAATAGATTGTATGAACCTATATTTGCGTTCATACATAGTAGACCCAAGTATATCCACCAATGGTTCGCCCATTGGGGGATTTAAGGGCTTCCTAAAGACGCTCCAGAAGCTCTGTAGGGAGATCAAGCCAGATAAGGTAATAGTTGCTTGGGATTGTGGCGGCGGCTCCCGTAAGAGACGAACAGTGAACAAGGACTATAAGTCTGGAAGGGCACCAGTTCGACTAAACAGAGAGATCCGCAACCTTTCACCAGACGAGGAGCACAACAATAAGGTCTGGCAGCAAATAAGACTATCAGAATACCTTAATCAGTTGCCAATAATTCAATATTGTATCGAAGATGTCGAGGCAGATGATGTTATAGCCTTCTTGGTACAAAATGAAAGACTGAAAGACTATCAAAAGATTATTGTATCCAGCGACAAAGACTTTTATCAACTTTGCGATGACAGAACCGTAGTTTACAGGCCTACACAGAAAGAAGTCCTCAATAAGTATACTATCGTGGAGCAGTTTGGTATCCACCCTAACAACTTTGCACTAGCGAGAGCAATCGCTGGAGACCCGTCAGATAATCTAAAGGGCGTAAAGGGAGCAGGGCTAAAAACAATTTCTAAAAGATTTTCCTTTCTCGTTTCTGAAGCTGACTACTTAATATCAGACATTATCGAACACTGTGAGAATGTAGAGAAGCCCCTTCTAGTTCACAAAAGAATATTAGAGAACACAGAGCTAATAAAAAAGAACTACAAGCTAATGCAGCTTTACAGCCCTTCCCTTTCACCGATAGTGAAATCGAAAATTAATTATATTTTAGAAAATAATGAACCTCATCTCAATCTGACAGAATTTAGGAAGATGATGATGATAGATGGATTTGCCGAGTGGGAAAATAGTGAACTGATGGCTGCGATGAGAAAGCTGCTTGCTGAAAAATAAAAATAGGTTATAGATAGGGGGAGAGGAACAAATGGAACGAAACGATTTTAGCCACTTTGGCAAAAGTTTCCAAGAGAGCTTGTGTGTTCTGGTCTTAGAAGACAGACCATTCGCAGATCAGATCTTAGAAGTTTTTGACATAACATATTTGGAATTGGGTTACCTAAGGCTATTCGTGTCCAAGATCATGACGTATCGGGATAAGTATGGTGTTCACCCGACAAAGAAGATCATGGGTACAATTATTAAATCTGACTTGGAGAAAGAGAACCAAGGGCTACAGAAGCAACTGCGAGATTACTTTGCCAGGATGTCAGTCTCTGACTCACTAAAAGATGCTGAGTTCGTTAAGGACAAGGCACTAGAGTTTTGTCGCAAGCAAAAATTAAAGGGAGCTATGCTAAAGTCTGTCGATTTGTTGCAGACTTGCTCATTTGACGAGATATCAACTATTATTAATGATGCGCTTGTCTTAGGCAGTGATTCTAACTTTGGTTACGATTATTTAACTGACTTCGAGAAACGCTTTGAGATTAAGTCACGCAATCCAATATCAACTGGGTGGAATGAGATCGACGGTATTTGTAGAGATGGTCTTGGCTGTGGTGAGTTGGGTGTTGTAATCGCACCAACGGGCGCTGGAAAGTCCATGGTCTTGACGCACCTTGGCGCAAACGCTCTCATGAGGGGAGTAAATGTAGTACATTACACTCTTGAGCTTAGCGATACAACGATTGCATCAAGATATGATAGTTGCATCACTGGTGTCCCACTCAACGATTTGTTTTCGTTTAAGGAGCTTATCTTTGATAAGGTCGAGTCAATCAAGGGTAAACTTATTGTTAAGGAGTATCCGACCAAGTCAGCGTCTACAAGAACTATTAAAAATCATCTTGAGAAGCTTGTTACTCGTGGTATTAACCCTGGCCTTGTTATCGTTGATTACGGTGATCTACTGAGGCCAGTCACCACAAGAGCCGAAAAGCGCTCAGAGCTTGAGTCTATTTACGAAGAGCTTCGTTCCATAGGCCAAGAGTTCGAATGTCCGATATGGACAGCGTCCCAGACAAATCGTTCTGGTCTCAATGCAGAAGTTATCACAATGGAAAGCATCTCAGAAGCTTTCAGCAAGTGTTTTGTCGCAGATTTAATATTCTCCGTTTCTCGGACTAAGGAGGATAAAACTGCAAATTCTGGTAGAATTTATGTAGCAAAAAACAGAAATGGTCCCGATGGACTAGTTTACCCTATATTTATGGATACCAGTAATGTTAAGATCCGGGTTCTCCCTCCTAGTGACGAAGAGCCAGAGGAGCTTACCGTTAAAAAACAGTCCGACATTTTGAAAGAGAAGTACAAGAAATTTAGAAAACAGCAAAGGGAGAATGCATAAAATGGATATTTCAACACAAATACTTTCAGATATTACAGTACACATGAAGTACGCAAAGTACCGTAGCGACCTCTACCGCAGAGAGTCATTTAGCGAGATTGTGGATCGCAATAAGGCGATGCATATTAAAAAGTACCCTGCCCTCAAAGAAGAGATCGAAGCAGCGTACCAGTTTGTTTATGATAAGAAAGTATTGCCATCAATGCGTTCTATGCAGTTTGGAGGGAAGCCAATCGAAGTTGCGCCAAATAGAGTGTTCAACTGCGCTTACATGCCAATAGACGATCCCCGAGCTTTCGCAGAGGCAATGTTCTTACTCCTTGGTGGGACAGGGGTCGGCTTTTCGGTCCAACACCATCATGTTGAAAAGCTTCCTGAGATTAGTCGCCCAAATCCAAACAGAACCCGACGTTACCTGATTAGCGATTCGATTGAGGGTTGGGCAGATGCAGTGAAGATGCTAGTTCTATCTTACTTTAATGGAACATCAAAGATTCGTTTCGACTTCTCTGACATTAGGCCAAAGGGTGCTGCTCTGGTGACATCTGGCGGTAAGGCTCCCGGCCCTCAGCCGCTAAAGGAGTGCCTTGTTAAGGTCGAGGGCATTCTTGACCGCAAGCAGAATGGCGAGAAGCTTAGCTCTATTGAGGTGCATGACATAGTTTGCCATGTTGCAGACGCCGTCCTAGCTGGTGGAATTAGGCGTGCCGCGCTCATCTCTCTGTTCTCAGCAGATGACGATGAGATGATCGCAGCAAAGTCCGGTAATTGGTGGGAGACAAATCCACAACGTGGTAGAGCAAACAACTCTGTTGTACTAATGCGCCACAAGGTTACAAAAGAGTTCTTTATGGACTTGTGGGAAAGGGTCAGAGCCTCAGGAGCAGGTGAGCCAGGGTTTTACTTTACCTACGACAAAGACTGGGGAACTAACCCTTGTTGCGAGATTGCACTTCGTCCCTACCAGTTCTGCAACCTAACTGAGGTCAATGTCTCCAACGTGGAGAACCAAGAGGACTATGAGGCTCGCGTCAAGGCGGCGACTTTCATCGGAACACTTCAGGCGTCGTACACAGACTTTCATTACCTGCGTCCAGTCTGGCAACGAAACACCGAGAAGGACTCTCTGATCGGTGTCTCCATGACCGGCATTGCTAGCGGCAAAGTGCTAGCGCTAGACATGAAGAAGGCTGCGAAGATTGTTAAAGAGGAAAATGTTCGAGTTGCTGGCCTACTGGGAATTAGGCCAGCCGCACGCTGTACTTGCGTCAAGCCAGCGGGAACTACTTCCTTGACTCTGGGCACGAGTTCTGGAATCCATGCATGGCACAATGAATATTACATTCGTCGTATTCGTGTAGGTAAGAATGAGCCGATTTACGGTTATCTAACCGAATTCCACCCTGAGCTGGTCGAGGATGAATACTTCCGCCCTCATGACACTGCCGTAATCAGCGTGCCCCAGAAGGCCCCAGAAGGCTCCATCATGCGGTCAGAGAGCGCCCTAGAGATGCTAGAAAGAGTACAGCGCGTGAGCACAGAGTGGGTCAGAACAGGCCACAACAAGGGGCAGAACACCCACAATGTCAGTGCTACTGTAACCATAAAGGAAGACGAGTGGGGACCAGTTGGAGAGTGGATGTGGGATAACAGAGAGTGCTATAATGGGCTCTCCGTGCTGCCACACTCGGACCACACTTATGTTCAAGCGCCGTTTGAAGATTGTGATGAGGAGACGTATAACAGCTTGCTCAAGAGTCTTGTAAATGTTGATCTGACTAACGTCATTGAGACGCAAGACAATACTGATCTTCAAGGTGAGCTTGCTTGTGCTGGTGGAAGTTGCGAGATTAAGTAGCTTGACACCCAGCGCAAGCGGGTTACACAAGGATATGT